CCGAGAGGGATCGGAGCTTCGCTCGCATAGTACGAGAGAAAGTGTGGGGCATAAATGGCTCTACTCAGTCGCACGCCGGTAGAACTGTACCCGGTAGAGTCTCCCAAGCAATCTGCGAGGGACGTATCCTTGTTAGGTACCCTAACAATGGATTCTTGGCTACAATTGCCACCACTTCGTTACCTGCAGTCCTATCTGCCACTGGTAACCTCAGGGTATCAAGGTATCCCCCTGATACGATATTCAGGTATTACAAAGACGCTATTGACTGGCTAGGCGACAGGGCTCTGCGTTTTTGTGATATGAACTGGAACGGCAAAGTTTCAGTTGCCCTGTCTAATAATCACCCGATTACTAGAAACGGTGGATACTACGTATTTGCCGCAGGTTGTGAAGACGACGCTTCAACGACCATTGCTGACTTTTGCTCTAAAGTAGCAAGGTTTAAGCCCTTCCATAACTTGGGAGTTGTGACACAGAGCATCGATCCATCGTCATGGTATGGTAAGGTTTTCCTGATCTATAGAGATGGCACTGATTCGAATGCCCACCCTTTCCGCTATGTGGAAGGTAATGCCCACTCTCCGCTCACGTGGGCAAATCTCATCTCCATCGGAGATGATTCCGCTAGAAAAGCGTACGTTGAGTACGTCCCTCAGGACGTATCCATGAGCCTTATATATCCGCCTCTTGACTTTTCGAGAACTGAGGCGATATTTCTCAGATATGCTATACACTCTAGGGATCCACTCAGAGATATCCCCTTAGAGAGTCAGAACTTGAGGTACTATTACACCGAGGAATTGGAAGTGCGGCGATTGGCTGACATTCCTACCGATTCCGAGTGTTTTAGGGCCTTTGACTTCGAAGCTTGATGTCTTTTTCTGTCAATACCATATCTCAGTTAGATGAGGTGCCACGCACCATCACCAGTGTATCGATGTCACTTCAGTCGGCATCATACCTCCCGCTTCTATACCCACAGTATATGTGCTGGGGTATGGACAAGCTAATAAGTGGGTATTTCACATACCCAAGTCTTACTGCTAGACCCACCTGGCCCGGTGGAGTAGTGGTGACCATGGCGCGCGTACTGCAAGCCCAGCACGCGAGGACCCCCCAAAATGTCATCTCCAGATGGCTCGAAGACAATTCTGCTGAGGTACGCGAAATCATCGCGGCTGAACGGACTGTCAGAGTTTCCTTAGATCATCCTGATCTAGAAACATTAAAAAGCGATCACCTGTACTGGAGGGACAATATACCCGATGGTATCTATAAATCTGCTTGGCGTATGGAAGATGACATCCTCCACCGCCCTATTACGGCAGAGGAGAAGACGCGCACTAGGTTCAATCCTAAGGTTCCGGACTTCTGGTCTCGCTTCTATGGCCCTAGATACTCTAGAGGTCTCTATCTCTACTTTTCTGTAGTGCCCCGAGACGGTAAACCATTATTGCAATTCCTATTGAAGGAGTGGTTTCCTTTCACCTTCCCAACCGGG